CACACTTAGTAGGTCAGATACTCAAGTATAGTATACGTCTTGGTAAGAAAGATGCTAAACAACAGGACGCATTAAAGATACAATGGTATGCTAATTACCTTGTTGAAGTAATCAAGAAGCAAGATGAGAGATAATGTAAGATTTCCCATAGCTAATTACAAGTATCTGTCAGTAAACGGATACGAAGATTTCCCAGTATTCTGGGATGTCTTTGAAGATAAAACTAGCTTTGTAATGACAGAGCTATTCGAAATTAGTGTTAACAATGAAGTTAACTCTGATAATGTAGAAGAAATAGTGCTACAAATAATTGTAGAGCTACACTCTGATACAATAACAATCCATTAGAAAAGGAATAATATAATGGCTAATCAAGTAATGGTAGTAAGAGACGTAACATTTAACTGGGCTAAACTAGTTGACAAACATTCTCCATTTGGTACACTCCAATGGGACGTTCAAGTTGTTACGGACAATGAAGCAACCAAAGCTCAACTAGAGAGTAGCGGTATTAAGATGAAGTCAGGTGAGAACAAAACCTGGTATGCTAACATTAAACGTAAAGCAATTAAAGCTAACGGAGAAGAGCAAGATCCACCTAAAGTTATTGACTTAGATAAAGAGGAAATGGCTCCAAGTAAAATAAAGAATATGGGTAATGGCACTAAAGGTCATATCAAATTATTCTCTTATGACTGGAATGTTGGTGGTAAAACAGGTGTCTCAGCTATGCTAGTTGCCTTACAAGTAACAGACTATGTTGCTTATGAAGGGGCAGGTGAAGACTTCTAATGGAGAAGAAATTAATTAGAGTTGATACTAGGAATGGGTCCGCATGGATCCTTCCTACGTATAACGTTAGTTACTATACAACACAGTTAGCTCAGGTTCTCTGGGCTAACCGATTTACTTTGAGAAAGAAAGGTAATAAGTAATGAAACAAGATTTTGTTTATACCGCAGGTGCAATGGAGCATGTTAGCAATTCAGATATGACTGGATGGCGTGACTACTCAGATAAGTTCTTAGATGACTTTGACATTAAGTGCTTACACCCTACAAGACGTGCGCCTATTCACGATCAAGAAGCAGATGATGATATATCTACATACAATAAGCTTAAGCGTATTACAGCTCAAGATATGGCTGATATCAAACGATCACATGTAATATTAGCTGATCTAAGAGACTCAATGCCAGGAAAGAAGTGGGGCACAGTAATGGAAGTAGCTCAAGCTTATCAATGGGATAAAATCATTATAGCTTTAGTAGATCCTGATCAATTTAAACATCCATTCATTTACACTTATGCTACAGAGGTACACTATGATTTGCAAGATGCACTTGATGCTGTTGTAGAGTACTATGATTAAATATACAGATCTTAAAGGCTTAATTAAAGTTGGTAGTAACCATGAAGATCAGGGCCACTGGATTAGTAATAATCCTATTATACCTGTAGGTCTTCATGGTTTTGTATATGCCATACATAATTCTGTTGATGATAGATATTATGTAGGCAAGAAAAACTTTTTACACGGCGGTAAAAAGAATTATAAAAGAAAGGGAGTCAAGGTTCCGAATTATAGGTACGGTACTGAGACTAATTGGAAGACATATACAGGGTCTTCAGCCGAACTAAACCTAGATATAGCTAAACATGGTAATGAGAACTTTAATTTCTTAGTGCTAAGACTATATCAAACCAGAGGCGGCTTGTCTTATGGTGAAGCTAACTTTCAACATAAGCTTGACGTATTAACAATGAGATGTAATGAAGGTAAATTAAAATTCTACAATGGTAACATTGCAGGAATTAAATACATCCCCAAAGAGACAGGAAAAGAAACATGACTTACTGGAAACTAGATAACTATGATGTTAAGATGATAAGAAAAATAACAAGGGAAACTACTATCCCTCAGAAAATAATAGCACATAGGTTTAATATAACTCAAGCAATGGTATCTTACATAAAGAATAACCGTCGCAGAGTTAATGTTTCATAAGAAGAAATTGTTAATAGCATACAGTATAGTATTCACTATGCACATAGGCTTTTATAATTCTTACAATGAAGTACATCCTCATGTAAGATTTCAAAAGAACCAAGTTATATCAGGTGCTTTCCTTAATAGTGAGGGTAACATAAGTCCATATATAGGCCTTAGATATGATACTAAAAAAACTTTTATTGAAGGTGGATTAGTACATGGTTACTCTTACAAGGAAACACTTCCTTATGCTAGACTTGGTTATAAGCTAAGAGATAATATAAATTTAGTATTAACTCCTGGACTTGAAAAAAGAAATAACAACCTCAAACCTGGGGTTGTTATAGGATTAGAACTATTATTTTAAAGGAAACACTATGACAATATATGCGTGGGACATCGAAGCGAATGGCTTCCAAGATGTAGCGGACACAATATGGGTTTCAGTAATGCGTAACTTAGATACAAAAGAGTTACATATCTTCAGTGACCATGATGATAAGTACCCTAACCTATCTGAATCATTTAAATTATTAGATGATGCTACAGGTATTATAGCACACAACGGTATGAGATATGATCGTGTAGTGTTAGATAAAGTAGCAGGATACGCTATAGATCGTAACAAAATAATTGATACGGTAATATACTCAAGGTTAAATGACTTCCATCGTAAGAAAACATTTAGAAAACATAGTCTTAAAGCTCTTGCTATACAAGCAGGAGAAGAACAGAAGATGGATTATGATGGTGGCTTTGATAACTACTCTGATCAAATGGTAGAATACTGTGTAGCAGATGTTGATGCTAACATAGCAGTATATCATATGTTAATGAAAGAGTATAATAAAATAAAAGAAAATAACGTTAACTATGATGATGCTATTAATATAGAACATCAAATGGCTTACTGGTCTAGTGAACAAATAAGAAACGGTTGGCAGATAAATGAAGAACTACTTGAGTCAACTATAATTAATATCAAGTCTGAAATAAATAATATAGAGAAAAGAGTAGAACCAAAACTTGGAACACTTGTAATCACTATAGATAAAGAACCAAAGACAGCAAAGTACAAAAAGAACGGAGAGTATACTTCTGTATCTGCAAGATTACTAAGTGACTACTTAGGTAAATATGTTGATGTATCTGATGCACTATCTGATAATCCTCCTATAAAACCTCACGAAGAATTTCAACGCAAAGAAACTGTTGAAGCAAGACTAGGTAATCAAGATCACTTAAAAGAATTCTTGTACACAATAGGTTGGCAACCAAGTCAATGGAACTGGAAAAAGATTAATGGTCAATTTGTTAAAGTAAGCCCTAAATTAACTACCGATAGCTTAATTAAGTTAGGTGAAATCGGTGTTGATATAGATAAATACTTTACACTAAGAGCTAGACATAGTATATTAACTGGATGGAAGGAACACATACATGATGGAAGACTATATGGTGATGTTATTGATATTGGCGCCGCTACTGGTCGTCAAACACACAAAATAATAGCTAACATACCTTCACCTAAAGCAACTTACGGTAGTGATATACGTGCAATGTTTATCGCACCTAAAGACAAAGTATTAATATCAGCTGACGGTGCAGGTTATCAAGCTAGAGTTGTAGCTCACTTCGGTAAAGATAAAGAAATGTCTGATGAAATATTAAAAGGAGATATACATCAGAAAAATGCTGATGCAATAAATTGTTCTCGCAATGAAGCTAAGCCTTTCTTCTTTGCCTTCTTGTTCGGTGCAGGTGGTGTTAAACTAGGTACTATACTAGGTCGATCAGCACAAGCAGGCAATAAAGCTAAAGATGCTTTCTTAAATCGTTGGCCTGCATTAGCTAGTCTAACAGAAAAAGTAAAGAACGTAGCTCAACAAAGAGGATACTTACATGGACTTGATGGTCGTCGTATCTACACTGAAGAAGCATACAAAGCATTCAACTACCTTATACAAGGTACTGAAGCTATACTAATGAAACGTACTATTGTACGAATCAATGAAGCCTTCGAGAAAGAAGGTATAAAAGCAAAACAATTACTGTTCTACCATGATGAATGTACGTGGGAAGTGTCTCCTGAAGATGCTATCAAAGCAGAACCAATCATACGTAAATGGTTTATTGAAGCACCTAAAGAATTAGGTGTAGAGATAATGGAAGCAGGTGATTGTAAAATAGGTAACGATTATTTAGAGGTGCATTAATGCCATATATTGAAAGAAAAAGAAGAGAAGAACTGTTTGATGACTCACCTAAAAATGCAGGTGAAATACAATACCTGATAGCAGATATGATAAAAGATTATCTTACAGATAACGGCCCATATAACTATCAAACACTAAATGATGTTATGGGTGCTTTAACTGGAGCTCAGCTAGAGTTCTATCGTAGGGTAGTAGCACCTTATGAAGATAAAAAGGAGTTACTCAATGGATCAGTATATTAGTCCTCGTATAGTTACTATGTATACAAAGCCTAACTGTGTATTCTGTGAGAAAGCAAAAAACTTATTGCATTCCCTAGAGAATTGTGTTATAAATGAAGTTCGACTAGATAAAGAACCTCAATTTATAGATGATGTTA